TGACGGCAACGCGACGATAGTAGCGGTTGCTGTTAACGCGGAGACGACCGTATCCGGCAGTCTTACCTTCAGCGAATGGGTTAGAGACCATGCCGTAGCGGGTCTTAAAGCCAATCTTGGGCTGGAAGGTGTTCTCTCCGACCGCACGTACCATTTGGAGCGGAACGTATGGGCAGTAGAACAGTCCGGCGTCATAAGGAGAGGATCCTTTGTAACCGACAACATAGTACTGGTTACCATTCTGTGCGTTAGCAGCAGTTAGGTTAGCAGAATATGGGTCGATGTAGACGCGGTACTTACCATTGATAGTACCAGCAAATGTGTTGCCAGTGTCATCAACGTTAAGGTTAGCGTTAAGTGCTGGAGTGTAATCCAGAACGCCAGCCATTGTTAGAGCAGAAGCAACGTCTGCAGAAGTTAGGATAATGTTACCCTTTCCGCGACGAGTTCTTTGTGCGATTGCGTTTGCATCTCTTTCAATCTGGAAAAGAAGTCCCTTGAACTTCTCAACTGACCATCTACCATTGGAGTCAATGTCGAGGTCAAATATACCAGCAGAAGAAGTGTTAGCAACAGCTCCTTGCTCAGCAGTCTTGTAGATAGTACGAATAACTTCTCTGTTGATCTCAGCGAGAATCTCAGTAGAAAGAATGTTAGCCAACTCGGCTTCTGCATTCAATCCGTGGATTGCCTTGAGGTCTTGAGCGAGTTCTAGTGAGTACTCAGCTTTTAATGCACGTGACTTAGCAGTAACGGTGACCTTCTCGATCGAGAATGCCATCTCGTTGAACTGAGCGCCAGAAGCACCTAAGTTCTCAGAATCACCAGTAGGCATACCCTGACCAACGTTGTAGTCGGTAGAAGTAGCAGTGGCAGTTGGGTTGAGAACAGCAGGGTTAGTTCCGTTTTGAGTAACGGTACCAATACCAGCGTTAAGATCAGCGAAGTCTCTAGTCAGAGTAGCACCATCACTAGCATTGTTGCCAGAGAATGTAGTATCTACTTCGTCGTAGAATGTCTCGGTTCCAGCCATTGTGCTGTAACGAGAGCGCATTGCAAAGATAAGTCCAGTAGGACCACTCATTGGTTGTACACCAGCGAGGTCGTATGCCACCAAGTTAGGCATTGAACGACGAATCAGGCTGATAAGTACAGGGTCGAAACCAGCATTTCCTAATGCGTTGGTTCCTGCAGTACCAAAACCACCTTGGGCGCCAGCGACGTTACCATGGTTAGTTGGTACAGCTTCCATCAGGTTCTGCCCTGATGCGAATGCTTGTTCCTCTTTGAGGAATTTTTCTTGGTTTTCTAGCAGAACTGCGGTTACGCTTCTACGATGTGCATCTTCGATGCCACCATCATGGTCTAGAAGGGGCTTCCACTTTTCTACCAGATGTTCTGATTGGAACATTGGTAAATTACCTATTAATGTTTAGTTTGAGATAATATCAAATTCACTTCATCTTGCCAAGTATACTCATGTAAGATTCCATTCCTGGACTTACTGCTTCCTGGGGTGATTCTACACCTTCGGTTAGAGTATCTGCGGCTGATGATTGAGTAGCAACCTTTTTATCAGAGAAATAAGATTCTCTCAGGGTGGTTAGCTTCTCTTTATAAGACTCTTCGCTTTCAAACTCAACACCTTCGGCTAGTGAAGCGAGCTTCTCTTTTTCTGTATCGGCAAGACCGTCAGAAACGTCGGAGAGAATAACGTCAGAAGTAGACTCAGAAAGTCTAGCGTTCAATTGTACGTTCTTCTCAATCTGCTCGTTGAGTTTAGTCTCCATGTCATCTAACTTCTCTACCATGGTAGAGACTACATCATACTTATCTTCAGGGATTGATACATAATGATCTTCAAATAGGGACTTCATACCTCCTAAGAAGGATTCAGTCATTTCTGTTTTAAGTCCTTGCTCAACAGCGAGTTGATTCTCGGTTAGCCACTCTTGAGCAACGTACTCAAGATAAGAATCAGTCCGTTCTGTTAGTTCGGCCTTATGTGATGCTACTGCCTCTTCAAGTGCAGCAGTCTTTTCTTCATCAAGTTTTGCCTTGATTTCAGAAACCTTTGCGGAGATGGCAGCTTCAAAGATAGTCTTTGCTTTCTCTCTGAACTCTTCAGAAAGTTCTTCGCCACCTAGTAGAGCGTTGACATCATCTTCCATGTCATAAGTCTCTACGACCTCTTCCTCTTTAGCAGGTGCTTCTGCAACTACTTCTTGTTCGTCAGTTACTTCCACGGTGTCGCCTGCTTTAAGGTCTTTTGGTAGATCACCAGACTTGGCGCTCTTAGTTACAACGTCAGAAACTTTCTTAACACCCTCTCCTGATGCTAACTTATTAGAGTCATCATCGGGTTTTGAGTTTTCAGGTGTAGGTCCACCTAGGTCCTGCCAAGTTTGTCCTTGTCCACCAGTTGTTAACTTCGGCATAGGGTCGCCCTTTGCAGCGTTAGCGTTAACAGCGGTTTGGGATTGCTCCTTGACTTCCATTTCTTGTAAATCTCCACGTGACATTTGAAGTGCTCCGATTTTTCCGGCTTGTAACTATATTTATTTAGAAGTTTTACAGATTTGAGAGGAAGTCGTTGAACAGATTTAACTTCTGCTCGTCTAGCTTCTTCTGATCTGTCAGGGTATTAATGGTCTTGTAGGTCTTACGAGCCATTCTTTCACGGAGAATTCCTCCGTCCCATACCCAGTCCTTTCCTTCCATGATACCTTCAACGAAAGCATCGGGTGCAGAAGGATCTGCAACGATGTCAGCAGCAGTAGCAAGCATAAAATCCTCGCCAACTACGTTAACACCTTCTCTAGTTTGCTTCAGTGATCCAATACCACGTGAAGAAACACCGAGTTTTACTCCTTCCTCTACGAGGTTTTGAGCAATCTTGCCCATAGGAGTACCAAGTAACTTTGCTTTACCAACAAAGTTAGATCCACTCTCCTTAAGAGAGACGATCTTATGAGAAACTCTGTCTAAGTTGACAGTGGGTCCCTCAGGATGACCAAGTTCACCAAGCGCACGTCCTGATTGGATATGATTCTCATTGTACCTACCAACTTCCTTACGGAGAGTTTCCATAGGATAGAGGCGTCCATTGCGATTTTGGATATTCCCCTGAAGGAAAACACCCTCAATATACATAGACTTCTTGCCGCCTTTATTCTCGACAATAAAATCTACAGATTCAATTTCTTCTCTAATGAGTTTCATCAGGCGTCCCCGCTTATTTGAATTTGTTGTGCGTATAATGAACCAGAACCACTAGCGGTTCTAGCAGCAAGTTGGAAAGTCTTTCTTATAGTACCTTCATCACCAGCAGCAGAATCAGATTCAACCCATGTCCCACTAAATCCACTTGAATCAAAATCAACTTCGATCTTAGTTCTAGCATCTGATGCCCTTGGATCGGGAACAGATATTGCACTAATAGGATGATGTTGGAATGCCCAGCCACTCTTATTACTAGTTAGAGCAACTGTGTCTCCTACTTCAAAAGGAGCACCAACAACACCTTGAGGCATATAACAAGTTGTTGCTACACTTGCAGAAGCACTCTTAACTACTTCTACGATTCTAGTAGAAGTTGGTTGGCCAAGATTAATATTGGCAGTACCTCCTGAAGGTATAACATAGTTAGTTACTGCAGCAACTGGAGTTGATCCTATTGCAACGTGTGTAACTTGACTTAAAGCAACAATCCGTAAGGTGTCCGATTGTTGTGCAATCGAACTAGACTGAGCACTAGTAGCACTAGTACTAAATGTTACTACATCGCCGACTGGATTGTGTACAGCCATTACTCTTCTTCCTCAGTGTTTTCGGGTTCTGTTGCTACTGCAACAGGTGAATCATCAACTTCAACCTCACCTTCAACTTCAGGAACTTGGTCCCCAAATAAACTATTTGCAACTTCTGGCTTTAAAGCATCTACTTTATCTGCTGTTCTAGCATACAGTAAATCTTTAATAGCATCACTCACCTTCGACGGCGAGTCATTTGCCACAATAGCATCCATTAAATCGTCCATACTAATGGTCATAACTTGATCTATAGGTTATTTATATCTTCAGCCGATTTACTATAGAAACTATGTTCCATCAGCATCGTATGTAGTATCTTTCTCATGTGTTCAATGTGTCTTTCTGGTTCTTGTTGATGAGCAGGTCTTTCCTCTGGATCGCTAGGTCTATTTGCATAATAAAAATCAACAGAATTATATAATAACCTAACATCGTCTATATTAAAATCTACTTTTACAAAGGGTTGACCTGTCATCGCACTAGATTTCTCCACCTTTTGGCATCTTAGGTTTAGTGATAGATGCTTCTTGCTCTAAGTCTGGTTCCATAGGAACTGCTCCTAGTTCACCACCCATATTATCTGGACCACCATTTTGAGCACTAAAGTCAGCAACCATCTCTAATTCTTTAGGATCTTGAATGATACCTTCTTCAATCTCTTTCTCTATCAGTGCATCTTGCTCCAATAGATCTTCATCAGTCTGACGTAGAAGCTTACGACGTACCCAATCTTGTGAGTAGTACTTACCAATATAAGGTTCAGCTTCCATTGCTAATGAGAATCTCTCTCTTTGTAACTCAGCATCTTTGAGTTCTGAGAAATGATTATCATATAAGAAATCAAACTGGATATGCTCACTCATTACCTCCCAGTCTTCTACAGTGCAAATATTCTTAAGTAGGCACTGTGTTCTTAGCATATCTAAGAATAGAGCACTAAATCTCTTTCTTAGTCTGCCAACAAACTTACTAAACTTAAGTTCATCTCTTAAGATCTCAGAAGATCTGCCCAGGTTAAACCCACCGTCTCCTTCAATTCTTGAGATTGGAACATTAAGTGACTTAAAGAGTTTCTTCTTAAAGTACTCGATGTCTGTGATTTCTCCGAGGTTTTGTCCACCTGGGAGTGTTGAGATTTCTGTTCCACGTCCACCTTCTCTTCTAGGTAACCAGAAGTCCTCCATCATGGACATGAACTTCTTATCGTCTCTGATCTCACCAGTACCAGCATCGTAAACTAACTTGTTACGATACCTCATCATAACATCACGCAGGTATTGTTCTGCTTTAATCTTAGGTAGATTACCTACATCAATATAGAATATTCTTCTTTCAGGAGCACGAGATAATCTGTATATAACAAGACTATCCTCAATCATTCTAAGTTGATTGAGTGATTTAATTGCTTTATGAAGGTATGAAAGAGTTGATCCCTTATTCCTATCTACAAGACCAGAAGTACAGTATGCAATAGAATCTCTAGAGAACTTAACTCCTTTAGTGTCTGTAAGTTCACTAGATGGGTTTAAAGCACCACCAGTAGTGTTCTTAGTACTGTATATGAAATACTCTTCGATCTTAGGGAATGCACTTTGGATGCTAGTTAGATCCTTATGTCCCTGAATAGCTGCGATTCTTTCTGCTTGATCCTTTGGTTCCTTGACGGCATGACGTACATAACGCATTTTCATTGCGTCGATGTAACGTATTTCTTGTATTCCCTCGTTTGGTTTTTTTAAATCTATTACTTTGTGATAGTATAAACGTCCATCTACATACCAGTTACGCATGATTTCATGCGCTTTCTTATCAAAATCTAAGAGATCTTTAACAGTTTTAAACTCTTGTCTTATCTTTTGCTTAATACCTTCACTAGCATTTAACTTAGATAGTTCAATCTCTACAGGACTATCATTAGTATCAGAAACTATTGCTTCTTGAATAACATCCTCAATGGCAGCATCACATTCTGGATGCAATGCCATCTCACGGTATCTACGAATAAGATCAAACTCATTCTTATAAACACCCTCTAGATCTACATAGTTACCAAAAAACCCCGAAGTCAGGTAGAAATCGTTCTCGTCCTCTCGTGAAGGAGGAACGGGAGATACTACCGACTTAGGAGTCTTTTCATTATTCTCAATCGAGAATCCAAATAATTTAGCCATTAATACTATGGACTATACCGTCATAGTATTTAGTATAGCACAGATATTACCTAATATCTACTGCTTCAGCGGATCCGAAACCTTCGAAGTACTGAACTTGTAGTTCTACAGTGAACTCTTCAAGAGTATCACCAGTATCGTAGGAACTC